ATAAACATTACCTAAAGGTAGTTAATGTATTAAATATGGATCATTATGGATGAACAAACATACAGAGAACAGGCTCTACAATTCTTAGAGAAAGAGGATCGTTTTCCTTGTAATGCCTTTCCCTGTCTAGGAGACGATAACGGACATGGGTTTGATGAACACTATGTTTACCATGTTGCCTGGGCAGTCAGAAAGATAAACGAAGTAAACCCCAAGATCCATTACGACATTAGCTCATCTCTACATCTCTGCACTACCCTAGCCGCCACCATTCCCACTAAGTTCTTTGACTATCGCAAACCAAACCTACAAGTACCAAATTTGTTAGTAGGCAGAATAGACATTAGTGTAGAAAACCTAGACCCTGTAGAGTCTCTTTCTTGTTGCCATGTTGTAGAACATATTGGTCTTGGTAGATACGGAGATCAACTAGACAATACAGGCGATCTAAAAGCTATCCAAAACCTCAAGAAAAGCGCAGAAAAGCATTTATTCTTTGTCGTGCCGGTAGGTATCCCATGTGTGGAATTTAACGCGCATAGGATTTATAGCCCTGTCTATATTGCCTCATTATTCCCAGAGTTCAAGTGCCAAGAGTTTTACCTTATTCCTAACAACGGACAAAAGCCAAGTGTCAGTCTTATACAAGAGTTAGACCTACCTTATGCCTGTGGATGCTTTCACTTTATTAGGGAAAATACTTAACACTTATTTGTAGAACTCGTATAAGATTATTAAAGTTTCATGCACAAAGGGGAAAAAATGATTATCAAATCAAAGTTTTGGTATATTCTACAAAAGCATATAGAGTTAAGAAAGAAAAAGTGAGTGCTTGGCTTATTATTGTTACCGGCTTAATCTATGCCTATATTGGGTGTGAACAAGCCCTAAAAGGGAATATGCCTATGGCAGTTGTATATACAGGGTATGCGTTTAGTAATGTTGGTCTCTACATCTTGGCGAGTAAATAATGCATTGGAATCATAGAGTGGTAGACTTTTCAGACGAGAACGATGGAGAACCTTGGGTCGAAGTGTGCGAGGTTTTTTACGATAAGAACCATGAGCCTTATCTGTACACAGCAAGAGGTGTTGGTGTAATGGGAGAAAATAAAGAAGAAGTAAAAGAAACTTTGTATAGAATGTTAGATTGCTTAAATAAGCCAGTTCTTATGAAAGCAGACTTTAATCAAAACATAAAGGTGTGGATGGATGCTGATACAGATTAAACGGATTAGAGAAAACATAGATGGCTCTGCTAATGTAGAGGTAGTGTTTGATAGTCAGGGTCATAAAATGTTGTTGCAGCATGGTTTAGAAAGTATGTTGGTGAAGGCAATAGAAAACATGAAAGGGAAAAAGGATGGAGTTCAATCTGTTTTGGGCGCAGTATCCCAAAAAGGTCGGAAAGCTAACAGCAAAAAGATCGTGGGAAAAACTAAGTCAGGAAAACCAACAAAAAGCACTAGAGGCAATAGTAGAGCATCGAAAATACTGGGCAGCAAAGGGAACTGATTGGGAGTTTATTCCTCATGCCTCTACTTGGCTAAATCAGGAAAGGTTTGAGGATGAGCTTGTCATTGAGGAAAAGAAGAAAGAAGTATTGGCATGGCATCGGTCAGATCAGGGAACTCTTGCTAAAGGCAGAGAAGTAGGATGTCAGCCTTATCCTGGCGAGTCTATGGATCAGTACAGGCAAAGACTACATCGTAGAATCCTAGAGCTAGAGGGGCAGATGTGAACTACTTATCAGTCTGTTCTGGTATAGAGGCAGCGACAGTAGCTTGGCATCATATGGGGTGGAAACCAATAGCGTTTAGTGAAATAGAAAAATTCCCATCACAAGTATTGGCACATCATTATCCTAATGTGCCTAATTTGGGGGATATGACAAAATATAAGGAGTGGGAATTAAGTGAGCCAATTGACATTTTGGTCGGAGGAACTCCCTGCCAATCATTCAGCGTTGCAGGATTGCGTAAAGGACTTGACGATCCAAGAGGCAACCTCGCTCTTACCTATGTGGGAATTCTTGACAAGTTTAGACCCAAGTGGTGCATTTGGGAAAATGTGCCAGGTGTCCTCAGTTCTGGGGGGGGGCGAGACTTTGGCAGCTTCCTCGGTGCGTTGGGGGAGGTCGGGTATGGGTGGGCATACAGGGTGCTTGACGCTCAATACTTTGGAGTACCCCAAAGACGCAGGCGAGTGTTTGTTGTCGGATGTCTTGGAGATTGGAGAGCTGCCGCAGAAGTATTATTTGACTCCCACAGCTTGTCAGGGAATACTAAGAAGGGCAGAAAAGCGAGGGAAAGAGTTGCCTACCCTATTGCTGACTGCGCTCCAACATTGTGCGCAAGAGATTACAAAGGAGTCGGTAACTATGAAGTTGCGGGGGGGGGGAAGCTAATAATGACTGAAAAGATAGCACCAACCCTACAGACAAGCTGTAATGATTACAGTAGAGCAGATGGATTTTCTATGATGGTTTACGAAAACCACCCATCGGATAGCAGAGTTAAAGAAATGGGTGATGTTTGTCAAACTGTAACTAGTAGCTGGGGAACGGGGGGGGGGAATGTGCCATTTGTACAGAATGTTGCTTATGGTTTTGAGCCTGGTATCACAAAAAGAGAAGGCAATCCCAATCGTTTTACTAAAGAAATATCTCCTACATTGAGAGCAGAAATGGGCGATAACCAAGTATCTATGGCAAACAGTATGGCTGTCCGCAGACTGACACCAGTTGAGTGCGAGAGATTACAAGGTTTTCCTGACGACTACACCAACATCAAGGATAAATGCCCTGATGGAGCAAGATACAAATCATTAGGTAATTCAATGGCTGTACCAGTAATGAGGTGGATAGGTGAACGAATTAACTCATATGAGACAATGCGGAGTTCGGCAGTTGTGCAAGTGGAGACAGGAATGGGGCTTGCAGAAGTTTAGGAAATATTTATCAGAACACAATCTTGATAAAGATTTGCTATTAGACTTCCAAGATCAATGGTTAAAAGGGAATAGGGGAGATACATGGATATAGATCCAACAAAAGCAGTAGAGTACATAATGAAGTATTCGGGAGACTTTGCTAAAGCCAAGGCAAACAGAATCTACCTAGAGAACTTCCTAAAGTCTAAGCGAAGTATCCTTATGTCTAAGTCATCTGCTAAGTCTGTCGCAGCAGCAGAAGTAGATGCCTATGCTGATCCTGAGTATATAGGTCTCCTAGATGGCTTAAAAGAGGCTGTGGAGTGCGAGGAGAAGATCAAATGGATGCTGACTGCTGCACAACTCAAAGTCGAGATATGGCGCAGTTTAGAGGCTACTAACCGATCTGTAGATAATCATGCTCGATAGCGACTTTGTTTACATTTGGGCATTGATTGTGTTTCTCATAGTTTACATTTCTATAAAGATTGGTACAAAATAGTGGACTCTACAAATTACAACTTATACCTAAATAGGTATAACGAGATGTTAAAGACAGCACACCATTTATCTCAGTTGCTAAAGAAAACAAGAGAAGAAAACGAATACCTTAGAAAATGTATAGAAACAAAAAACTCCTAGAAATTGCTAGACTATTACCATGTCAACATTGTGGGATAGAAGATGGAACTGTCGTGGCTGCACATTCCAACCAGTTACGAGATGGCAAAGGTCGTGGACTTAAGGCATCCGATTTTCGCATTGCAAGCCTCTGTTTTCGCTGCCATGCGGAAGCCGATACATCTAGCACACTTACAAAAGTCGCAAGGATTGAGATGTGGGAACAGGCGCACCGAGCAACCATTGGTGAACTTTTTGAACGAGGACTTGTTGTAGTTAAGTTATAACTCTAAGGGATCTAGCCCTAGCTCTTTCCCTACAAGATGGCATCTAGCGCGAAACTCTTTCCCATGTTGCGCCCACTTATTACCTTTCCTACGATGAAAACTCATATGGATCATTTCATGCGCCATAGTCCGAATAACTGTATCTAAGAATCCGCACCTGGCAGTAGAAATTGTAACGATGTGTTCCCACTTCTCATCATCCTGATATAGGTAAGTTCCCATCACATCTGGATCTGCATCAACCACAAATCTAATCTGAGCTGCTAAAGGCATATTCCATTTATCAAAAGGCTCACACACCACAAGCATATTGTAGATATTCTTTAAAATAGTGGAGGTTAGTTTCATACCTTCAAGATTTCGCCTCTAAACTCTACCTCATCTTCACCACAGACTTGAATCATCTCCGGCATAAGCATCTTGCCTCGTTCCCAAGACAACATAACAAAGCCAGACCGCCAGTCTTTAGGAGAATCCTCTGTATAGTCTGCAAACTGCATATTATTGGGTTCTGCTAATGTGCCTGTCTGCACCCCCCAAATCGTTTTAGCATAGCCTGAAATGGGCTGACAAGCTAATACATGGGTATGCCCTGTGATGATGTTTGTTTGGGCTGCTGTAGCGTTGTTATAGCCTGCGTATCGACCACCCTTAAACCTGTGTTTAATTACAGTATCGTCATTAACCCAAAACGACCAGCATCCTTCCCATAAAGGAAAATGGTCTTTTAGTTGGAATCCTTGTACACCTTCAAACTGACTAGCCTGTGCAGCAAGCATAGTTTCAAATCGCGCATCGTGATTACCAAGACACCAAATAAGCCTACATCCTGCTGGTCGTAGCTTTTCTATCTCGCCTAAGTAGAGCTTGTTGGCTTCGAGTTCTTCTTGGACAGTAGGTTTTTTATCCCAACCGATACGAGGAAACCGACTAATAGAACCACCATCAAAGGAATCGCCATTATTAACAATAATCGTTGGCTTAAAATACTCAATAAATTTAAGCAAAGCCTTATAAGCTGTAGTAGTGTCATCAGGATAAAAATGGGCATCGCTAAAAACAATAATACGACCTTTATCAAGTGCTGTTCCCCTTCTAACTGAGATTGGTGCTTGTTCTATTCTGTTTTCGTTTTTTGCTTTAAGCCTGGCGATGCGTTCTTCTTTTTGTTTTTTATTGTAATCGTCTCTAGGGTTTATTTCAGTTTCTAACTTAATCCCTAACCTAATTTCTACAGACCTTCTTCTATTCTGTATGCCTCTAGGACTCATCTTAATCTCGTTTGCCATCAGCATTGGACTAGGAAACTGTTTCCATTTGTCGGCAAACTCTTGGTCGGTCAAGTAATGTCCGTACTGATTTTTCATATATAGTTGA